TACATCTATTTTCAAAATACTTAATTACATCTTCAGATAGTTCTTTATATTCAAAGTTTGGTACATCATATACTTTTGTTTCTTCACTCTTTTTATAAGTATGTAGTTGTATTAATTCACCACAATGGTTGCATCTACCTAAACCAGTATCCCAAAATAAAGACAAACATTTATCCTTGTTCTTTTTTCTATGTTCAGAACATTTTGGGCAAGTAGAGTTTTTTTGTTTTTCATCAAAACCAAACACATTATAATTTTCTATTTCAAAGCCGTTCAATTCCATATCTTAATAATTATTAATTCCATAAACTTTTTTATTTTCTACTTCACCTATTATTTCATCATTCCAACTTTTATTATTAAAAAATGTTAGTGGGTCTTTTCTGAATTTAACATCTGGTTGTGATTTTTTATATCTTGGTATAAACTCAATAATTTTTGTTCTTTCATCATTAGTTAATTTATCCCATTTCTTTTTGCTTTTTTCTTTACCAACCTTTTTATCATATAAATTCCAAAAGACATCGAACACAATATTTATTTCATTATTATCATTGTTATTATTATTATCATTATTGTTTGGTGTCAAATGCGTTTCACTTGCGTTTCGTTTACGTTTCACTTGCGTTTCACTTGCGTTTCCATAATTTTGGTAACTATCATATTTACAAACAATTAAGTGTGTCGATTTTTTAATGTTTTTTGTAACAATCATTGAATCATTTTCTAATAAAATAAAAAAACGTCTTACCTTGCTTTTGTTCCAATTAAATGCTTTTGCCCAAGTATCTAAACTGTTAATACTTTCCCCTCTATTACAAGTTATAAGCTCGTTTCCTATTCTTATTTTTTTATCACTATGGTTAACGTTTAATAAAATATAAAACCAAGCTTCTAAATCAGTAAACGGTCTTTTATTTGGGGCTAACCAATGATTAAAAATTGAACGATAAACACTTATCCATCCAGTTTTATGATTTTGTTTTTCTTGTTCCATAATTAAAAAGAGTTAGATAGTTTATCAAAATTATCATCTTTCTTTATTTTCGATTGTATCGAATGTAATGCACCAATAAAATCATAAAGAGTGTCTTTGCTTATTTCCATAACAAAAATATCATCTTTATCAAACATTGTCATTTTAACAGAACTTTCATCACGTTGAACTTCTAAATAAGCACCAACATTTTCATCTTTAAACTTGTAAATCATTGTATAAAATTTTTAAAAAATAAAGCCCTATCAACTTAGCCACTTCGCAAGGCATCAGTCAATAGAGCTTATAAATAAATTCTTTTAGTAATTGCGAAGTTACTTTGAAGTACAAATATACTAATTATTTTTTTAACTTACCCTCAATTACACCTTGATTTTTAGAAATAATATCTAATTTCTTATCTAAGTTCTTTTGATTAGTTAAAATCTTGTTTAGTTTACTTGGTAAGGTTAGTATAATTATTAATACTATTAAACCTATTACTGTGCTTATTAATTCCATATTTTTCTATTTTTTAATTCTTTGTAAAACAAACTTTTTTAAATGATGTTCAGCATCTTTTATTGCATCTTCCTTAGTCTTAAAACCACTTCTTTTAAAATCTCCGTTTAAACGATAGCTAAAGCCGTCTTTTTCTTGTTCTAAAGTTGATAATTCATTCTCAGTCAAAGTTATTCGCATAATTTATATTATTATAAAGTTATTACTTTTTATTCTATTTTTATCTATTATTGCATTTGAAACATTTTTATAATAGCCAATAGTTCTTTGGCTACCATTTACAGTCATACGCAACATATATTCACTTCTTTTATCTAACCAATATATAAATTGATACTTATTATTTCTTCTTCTATTTCTTGATGAATTAAATCTAGCTGTTACAATTCTTAGATTATTAATATTATTATTTTCTTTATCACAATCTATATGGTCAACAACTAATTTATATCCACAAGGTTTATGATTTAAAAAAGCCATACACACAACCTTATGTGTTGTGAATGTTTTTTTAACTCCATTTTTACACAGAGAAAACCCATAATAACCAGCCTTTGTTTTTCTTTGTTTTAAAATTCTACCCTTTCTAATTGAGTAAGACTCATTCCTCTTACACCAATAAGTTCTTCTTAAACTTTTAACCCTACCTAAATTACTAACTTGATAATAACCCTCATAATTAGGTATGTCTTTCCAAATTTCTTTTTCCATTTTATTCAGTTGTTTTATTACAGTTATTTATAGAAGCCGATGCGTGAACTGTAACACTTTGCATAGGTTAATTAGACCTAACACCGACTACAAATATACTAAAAAATATTTAAAAACAAGCCACCCCAAGATATTTATTAGCCAATCACGCTCCCCAGCGTTGTTTAAGTTTATAATAAATTAACGGGTCAATGGCTTGTTTTATATTGTTGATAATCAATCAGTTGCTAAAACGGAAGGTCATCTATGTCATCACTATTATTTAATTCTGCTGGTTTACTTTCTCCAACATTATCAATCTTCCAACCGTCAATAGAATGATACCATTTACCATTAAATTCTCTACTTGAAATATTAATTCCTACATCTACACTTTGCCCTTCTTTATACTTTTCAAGCATCTTAATTTTATCATCTCCAAAAAATGATATTGCTACTAATGGATTAAATTGAGCTTCGGTATCTATCACTATACTTTGCTTTTTCCACTCTTTATCTGCTTTAGTTGTACCACTTTCTATTGGTAATTTTTTACTTAACTTTCCTTTAATGTTTATACTCATAATTATTTATTTAAGTTATTAATTTCCTTTAATTTTAATTGATATGCATTACTTGCTTCTATTTCTGTTTCAAACATACCTAAGTAAATCTGCTTACCATTAACACCTATTCTACCTCTGAATTTTTTAGACTTTTTAACATTACTAACACCAATATATCCAGATTTATCCTTTGATAAATTCTTTCTATGCGTTATTATCTGTAGATTATCTAAATGGTTGTTTAGTGGGTTATTGTCTATGTGGTCAACTACTAATCTATGCCCATCTGGTTTATGCCTCAAAAAAGCTACGGCTACCAAAATATGTATTCTTATTGCGTTACCATTTAAGTTAACCCTGTAATATCCGCAATTTAATGAGTTTTTTAATATCTTTTCTTTTCCAAACAATAAACTTTTAACCCTACCAAAATTACTTACTTGGTATAAATTTTCGTAGCCATTAATATCTTTCCAAATTTCTTTTTTCATTTTATTCAGTTGTTTTATTACAGTTATTTATAGAAGTCGGTGCGTGAACTGTAACACTTTGCATAGGTTAATTAGACCTAACACCGACTGCAAATATACTAATTTTTTTTTTCAAATATAATACTATTTAAACTTATTCACAAGTTCTTTATAGTTTTTATCAATATCCATAAATCCCTCAACCTTATTACAGTTATGTAAAACTGTTGCGTGGTTTTTATCAAATATCCTTGCTACTTCTGTACTTGTCATCCCTAAATAACGATGTAATAAATACATTACTACACTTCTTGCTTCAACTATCTCTCTAAAGTTTCTTTTAATGTATAACTGACTTATTGGTATTTGATAGTGTTTACAAACTCTTTCAATAATATCGTTAATTTTTGGTTTTTCATAGTCCACTGCTGGACGGCTCATATAATTCATATCTTTCTATTGTTAATTGTTTTTAATACTTCAATGTGCTTTCTAAGGCTGTTTATCTCACTTCTAAGCGACTTTCTTTTATTTTCCGATATAGTTATCCAGCCGATTAAAAATATTAGCGTAAGAGCAATTAAAGTTTGTTTTAATACTTTCCAATTCATAGTCTTAATTTTATCTATCACTTCTTGCAGAGCTTAAAGTACTTCTTACTGTATCTATTAATATCTTTGTTGACTCCATTGTGCGTCTTAACAAATATAATTCTGGCACTATTCTATCAGCTTCTTTAGACCTTAAAGCGTTACTTCCTTGTTGCTTAAAATATTCTATATTCCATTTTTCATTTGCTTCAATTCTGTGTTCGCTTAAATCTGAATAAGCTAAACTTAACATTCTTAATATTTCTGTTTGGTCAGCAACTAAAGATAGTTTACAATTATCGTAATTGCCTTTAGCTTCTTGAATATTAGATAGTATTTCGTTTAAGTCTTTCATTTGTGGTTATTTTCAAATTCATAATCTCTTAACTCTTTATTTACTTTAGTTACTTTCTTAACTAATGCTTTATGAACTTCATCATTTTTAAACTTAGAGTTTTTTTGCCTTACTGTATTAACAACTATTCTCTCTCTGTTTTCTAAATCTATACCGTTATAAACTTCTTTAGTCATCATACAAGAAAGGTATTCATCTCCCTCTCTTAGTTCTTCAAAAAATTGTTTACTTGTTTTCATATTTCTTTATTTTCAAGTATATAGTTACAAGCCTTAGAAACTTGTTTTCCATAAAGTATTTTTCCGTTATAACTTGCTACCCATTTACCAGCTTTATTTTTCATTGAGTCTAATTTTATAATCTCTTTAGAATACAAAAACCTACCTATTCCCCACATTACAGCAGCACGTTTAAAAGCATCAGAACTTTCTCCCTTTTGTTTTTCTATATTGCTTTCAGTTCCACAGTCTGACTTCCATACAAAAGTATCTCCTATTTTTATGCCTATACTACAAAATAAATTACCTTTATGTTCTTCATATTTACATTGCCATCCATCTTGACCACAAACATCATCTAACAAATCTTGAACATCTCTTGCATCAATATATGCTACACAATTAGCTCCATATTCTGTTGCTTGTTGAACTCTCCATTGAAATGGAATTTCTTTTTTTAAATCTTTTAATTTCATTTTATTATATTTTATTGTTAGCGAAATTTTTATATAATTCTCTGTTTACTAATGTAGGGTCAAGATTATTCTTTTTACATTGTTTTAAGAAGTTCTCTTTATCTACTTTAGTAACCCTAAATGATACTGTTTCTGAGAGGTTTTCTCTTTCTTTTAGTACCTTATTACAATGTTCTAAATTTAATCCTTTACCGATTTGCTCTGGTAGTTTGTTACCTTTAGCATCTCTTTTTTTGTATTCGTTTTTCATATTAATATTGTATTTGTAAATCTATTCCTAATTCGTTTTCAATGTTTTTAAACTCTTTTAAATCAACTTTAAATTCTTCTCCATCATTTATATACATTTCTTTTAGTTCAAATAACTCTACTAATGTATCTGTTGAATAATCAAAAGCACCTAAATTATAATTGTCAATTTCTGAATTACATCTTAAAGTAAAACTGACTACTGCTGTAACTTCATAACCATTATAATCAAATAGCATATAATAAAAGTCGCTATTAACTAATCCCTCACATCCATCTACTTTTGGTAGTTCGTCGTCTGCTTCCCATCTTATGTTTGTTGGTTTTCTCATATCGTTTGTTTTAAATGGGGGAATTTCACCCCCTTTGTTTATTATTTACTTAAATCTTCTAATCTATCTAATCTTTGTTTCATTGAACCAACAACAATACTTCTTCTTGTTATTGTTTCCCACTTAACATTATTATATTTTTTAATATCTTCAATTAATGCTTGTTTTCTGTTTTCGTTGATTTGTTCTTTTGTAAGTTTCATTTCGTTTGTTTTAAATTTATAGTACAAATATATACCTTTATTTTTAATCTGCAAACTTTTTGCAAACAAATATTAAAATAAATACTTAACTTGTTGATTTACAAGCAATTTAATTTTACTTCAATAACTTATTATAAGCTATATATAAAAGAAAAGCAATGATTAACCACCACCAAAAACGACTAAACCAATTAGATATATGGTCTAATATTGTTAACTGTACTGGCTTAACTACATTATAAGGTACTTTCTTAATTACATTTACATAAACTGTATCAGCATCACACCCACCATCTATAATTAATGTATCAGTAGTTTTAATAAGTTTTAAATGGAATTTATCTTTAATTATTTCTAAAGTATCAAAATTAGTACTTACTAAAGTATCAACTCTAACTTCATTAGTTACTATTGTTGTGTCTAAGTTTACTATTAAAGTGTCTTTTTTTAATACTTCTGGGAACTTCTTTACAAACTTTTCTAATTTTCTGTTTACTTTGTTTTTTCTTCTAAGCTCTTTTGAAATAAACGGGTTACAAGACGTTATAAGTAATGCTAATATTATTATTAAGTATTTCATCTAATTATCTTTTAAAGTTGTCATATCAACGCCTAAACCACTCATATCTACATCTATTGACATTTTAGTATATTCTACTTCTCCACAATACTCAATTAATTCCTCTAAACTAAAGTAAAATTCTTCTATTTCTCCACCGTTTGCTTCAATAACTGTTACATCTGCTTGGCTATATGGTACAAAACACTCAAACAACATCTTGTAAAAATTTTATTTTCATATCTAAATGATTAATTGCTTTGCGTAAATCTTGTATTCTATCGTCTTTTTTACCACTTCTAAGTATATATTCTAAAGCACTTGCTTCGTTATGCTCTAAATTAAAGTCATATATAACGTCTATTGCCTTAATACCTTTGTATTTACCTATGTAGTAGGATGGAGTTTTACCCTCTTTGTAATTGTCTTTATTATCTTTTGAACTCATTTTCTATTTGTTTTAGTTTTTCTTGATAAGCCAAGTGTGCATCATACTCATTCTTAAAGTTACCCAAAAAGATATTTTTCCCATTAACATTAATGTTTGAAGCCCACTTATTATAATTCTTATTCCAACATACACCAGTATATTTTGAACTACTTTTTATATGCTTCATATTTGTATTTTCTCTATGAGTTACTAATTCTAAATTTTCAAGTCTATTGTCTGACTTATTAAGATTTTTATGATTTACAACTATTTTATGACCACAAGGCTTGTGTCCTAAAAAAGCCATTGCTACTAATTGATGCACTTGTTTTGACTTAGAAGTGTTTTTTATAAAGAACTTAACATTCATATATCCTTTATTACAACCTTGTTTCAAAATCCTTTCTTTATTGTATTTAAGACTTTTAACGTTCCCTAAATTAGACACCTTATAAACTCCCTCATAGCAGGGTACATCTTTCCAAATTTCATTCATATCATTTATAGTATTCATTCATAGCTCTTTGTAAATATGACTGATAAGTCTTATTACTTACTTTAAATTGCTGTTTGCTTTCTTCACAATATAATATTCTTTGTATTGTACCCATTGAACTATATATTGTATTCTGTAATTTAACATTTAAAGAACCACTAACAGGACAAGCCCATTTTGGTAATCCTTTCTTTACTGCTACATTAGTCTGATTGTTAAAGTACGGTTGTAAAGTTAAGTAAAGTTCTTCAGTAGTTATAATATCTCCTACATTATAATTTACCATCTTTTTTAAATACTCTTTTTGCTCTTTTGGATTGCCTTTCTCAACCATCTCCCACATTAAAATACCTTCGTGTGATTGTTTAGGTGTTAAACCGAAGTACATAGCCATATAATCCATTGAATAACTTATTAGCCTAAATGTACTTTTAGCCATTCTGTAAATATCAAAACTCTTTACAAATCTATTAACGTGAATACGATGTTTGGCAGCTCTTGTTTTTATCCACTTGTTATCAAACATATTATTGTTTTGTCCGATAACCATTAGTGCTTTATTATACTCTGGCACAAACTTTTCTAACATTGCTTTGTCACAATGGTCTTTATCCCAAGTTAAAGCGTGAACTTTATCATCTCCTAACCACTTCCAAGATATACTAATTATCTTTGGCTCTGAGCTTACTTGTTTATAATTTACATATTGTTTACCAGTCCACCATAAATCAGCAGTTACACGACTTGTTTCAATATCGTAAACCATTATTTTATCGTTGGATATATTCGATGCTATTTGATTGAGATTTAATTTACTTGCTAAATCTCTTATAGTTCTCTCTGTACAACCAAACTCTTTTGATAAAATTTTCTGAACTTCTTTCTTAGACTTTGAGCTTTGGTATAAGTCGATAAGTCTTTGGTTTTGACTTGTAGAAAGTTTAATGTTTTTTGCTCCTTTAGTTTTTGCCATAAAACAAAGATAAACAAAATAAATTAATTTGCAAATAAAACTTTATTTAGCACTCAACCCTATCAAACTGTCTTTACTTCTTAAAAATATTAAAGCATAACCACCAATAAAAGAGGCATTAACATTATCTTTTTCAATTACTGCTAAATATCCAGCACCTAACATTAGAATTAATCCTACTATCGTAGTTGCATAGTTTTTAAATAGTCTTGTTTTTGCGTTTTTAATTGTTTCAGTCATCTTATATAATTTTTAAAATAAATTTATCTTTACCTATGTATTTTAATGCTTCATTCATCTTTTTTAAAGCCTTTGTGCTTGAACGTGGTGCAATATCTAAAATGCCGTCTTTATTCAAATCAATTAACTCAAATGTTGGTATTATACATCCCATTATATCTGAGTGACCAGTTTTGGGGTTTTTACTTCCCACAAAATTAACTTTGTCGTGAAATAAAATATAAGTTCTATTAGGTACGTTTTTTAATATCCAATGGTCGCCACGTTTTGCAGTAGTTCTTTTTACTACTTCATAATAACCATTAGGAATACAACTAATTTTTCTTACATTATCGTGCCATCCTAATTCAACCGTTTTACAATCAAATATTGGTTTCTCCATATCTTCATATATGGTTAACTCTCCAATGTTTTGAACTGTTGAAAGTGGTTTAGGTCTTTGTATTAAAGCGTCAAAATCTAACTTACTCATAATATAGCTATTCTACGGTTATACATTCTTATTAATTCAACTATCTCTCTTTCTGTCCATTGCTTTTCTTGTACTCTTGCTGCTAAACTATCTACTAAAGCATCAACTGTTAAACCAGTTTTAGCACTTAATTTAGCTGAAAACTTAACTCTTGTACTGTCATTACTGTTTAACATTACTGTTATCATTTGCTTTCTTTGAATAACTTTGTACTCTTTCATATAATTAGAAGTCATTACTTTATCCATAAAGTCTTTAGAATTGATTTTTTCTTCAATTACATTAGCAACTTTATCTTTGAACTCTACTTCTGCCCCTTTTTGTATTAAAGCCCAACACAAACCACCTAAAGAGGTAATTAAAAACAAAACTATTGATACTACATTCTTTTTTAATAATTCCATTAGAATATATCTTTAAAAAATTTAACAACAGCACTAATAACTATAAAACCACCTGCAACCATCCATTTCTGCTTTTTATCTCTACTTTGATATGCTTCAACTTCCTCAACTCTTTTAATCACTCCTTTAGGGTTTAATTTAGAGCCTACTAAAGCATCGTGTATGCTATCCAGCTTTTTCTCCATATCGTTTAGTTGTTGTTGCATTACAATTCAATTACTTTTATATAACTGTTTTCTATTTCAACAAAATTTAATCCAGCCTCTTTTAATTCTTTTTCAAACTGTGGAACTAAAGGAAGTAGATAAGTATCGTTAATAGACATTATTCCGTTCTCACTTGCATACATTGGCGAGTTGTAGTTATCTAAACCAACGCAAGTATTATGAGCCTTTAAATTAGCTTCTTTATATTCTTCTATTGTATTATATTCTGCTACTATCATAATCCAGAATTCAAAATTAAATTCATATCAGCTTCTGCTGATGCTTTACTTACAT